AGAGATCTTTTTTATTTAGAAGTATTCTCTCTTGTATATAAAGTTATGAGTGATGATATTATAAATGGGCCTATAATAGGAACAGATGCAGGAGGAATTGGTTTTAATAGAACTAAACAATTTATTGATTCAGGTAAAGATACTCCAGGTGCAGATTTAAAATCATTATATCAACAAATAGTAACTTTACTAGGTAATAAACCTAGTTTACTAGAAGAAGATTTTAAATCCCGTAATGATAGAATATATTTTGGGTGGTTATATGATCAATATTCAAGTGATATAAAAAATTATTTAAGAGAGTTTTTTTCTGCTTTGGAATATCCAGAAGAAGAGTCTCCAGAACCTGAAATAGTACCAAATAATGGAGAAGAAGAAATACCAGTTTATATAGTTAGATCATCTGTTCCTGGTGGGCTTAGGGGTCGAATTTATTTTGAGTTTAGAAAATTAGATAATCAAATAGAATTAGGAGGTATAGGAGAACTAGACCAAGATTCATATAATACAGAGGAAATTGTTTTTAGTTCAGTAGGAGAAAGTTCTACGGATTTTAATTATAGAGGTATAGGAGATTCCATATTACAACAATTAAATAACCAAATCCAGGAACTTGATGGAGTAGAAGAATTTGGGGTATTATCTATAGTAGAAACACAAACAGAACCACCTCAAAATTTTTATGATTATACCATTACAGGAAAAGTAGTAGATGGATTATCTAAAGAACCTTTAGAGGATGTTTACATAACTGATGATGTTAAAAGTGTAGGATTAGTAGGCAGTAACATAAATTCCGAACCTACAGGAGATTTTAAATTAGATGGAGAATATTTAAAAGAAAAAACTTTTAAAATAACTTTTTCATTAGATGGTTATATAACAAAAACAATTAATCCTTTTACTAAAAAAGGAAATTTAAACATTTTACCCTCAAGTATAGGAATTATAGAATTATATTCTACAATCCCAAATAAACAAGTTACAATAGAAGAAACACCTTTTACAGAACTTCAGGTTCAAACTATCACAACAGCTGAAAAATTAAAAGACCCTCAAGGTTTTTTTACTAGTGAACTTTTACAGAGAACGATTAAAACTGTAAAAACAACCTTATTACCCTTTGCATTAGTTCAAATAGCTAGATTTGGCATTACTAACCCTAAAGAAGCCTTAGGCAAAAAAATTGAGGACTTAAATGTTTCATGTCCTGCTAATCTAGAAGATTTAAATCAAATAATTGCTAATAAAAATAAATTAACAAAACAGTTAAATAATATTTTTAAAAGTTTAGAAACCATAAAAATAGGAGTTGAATTTGCAGGTAAAATTATAACTATAGCTGATGTAGTTTTTCAAACTCTTAGTACTGTGATATTAACCTTTCCTTCTATACCTTTTGCACCTGATATCACAAAAGCCTTTACGGCAAAAATCCCACAATTAGGAAATAAATCAGTTCAAGAAGTTATAACCATAACTTTGGAAACATTAAAAATAACTTCAGCAGCTATTCTTTTAATTTTAAATATTTTAATTCAAATAATTCAATTAGTTTTAAATTATTTATCTTTATTAGATGGACTAATACAAAAATGTGCTATTGACGGAGCTTTACCTCAAGAATCATTATCCGAAGATTTATTACTAGCTACCCAAGGGCAAGCTGAACAGGGATCTCCTGTAGTTACTAATGTAAATGGGTTTAAAATGGGGCTTTTATCCGTAGAAGGTGCAACAGATGAGGGATTAAAAAGAAAAAGAGCAATAGCAAGAAATAGGGATGGAGTAATTATGCTTCAAGGAGAACCTTCATTTTCTTCAAATGATCAAATATTAATAGATGAATTAGTATTCTACATTAAACAAAATAATTTAAAAGCAGATTAATTTAATATTTATAATAAACACAAACATGAAAACCGAAGCACTTAAAAAAATAATTAAAGAAGCCGTTAGAGAGGCTATACAAGAAGAGCTAAAGGAAGTTTTACTAGAGGCAGTTAAAGCACCTAAAGCTGTAGTTACACAACCAATACAAGAAAGTATTACATCAACTACACCTGCACCCGTAACACAAACACCTAAAAAATCCCTAAAGGAACAAAGACAAGCTTATATGGATATTATAGGTGAAACAGGATTAAACATGAATAGTACACATGCCCCGGGATTTGGTAATAAACCATTTAACCCTAAAGGAGTAGGTGATACAACGTCAACAAATGGGGCTTTACCCGCAGGAGAGGTTAATATGGATCAAATAATGGGATTAATGACTAAATAATGGCATTTAATACACAGCAAATATTTCCAATAGACTTTAATAAAAGTGCTGCTGTGGGAGTAGATATACCTTTTTCTGCACCTGGGGTATTTAAACCCAATTATACTACAAAAGTAGCTACAAAAAATAACTTAATAAACTATTTTTTAACAAATTTAGGAGAAAGACCATTAAATCCTACATTTGGGGGAGGATTAAGAGCATTTATATTTGAACAAATTACTACAGATAATTTAGATTTTTTAGAAGAAAGAATAACCCAGGATTTATCAATATTTTTTCCTAATATTAATATAATTAATTTAGAAATATTAAGACAAGAAGATAATAATATTATTACAGTTCAATTATCATATAATGTAATTAATACTAATATTAGTGATACATTAGAAATAGACTTTACATAATGGCAAATATAAAAAGAGATATAAAATATTTAAATAGAGATTTTTCAGATATTAGAGCTAAGTTAATAGAATTTTCCCAAACTTATTTTCCTAATACCTATAATGATTTTTCTCCTACATCACCGGGAATGATGTTTATGGAGCAAGCAGCTTATGTAGGTGATGTAATGTCATTTTATTTAGATAACCAACTACAGGAAACATTTACTACTTTAGCTAGGCAAACAAATAACTTATATGAATTAGCTTATATGTTTGGATACAAACCTAAATCAACAACAGCTGCTCAAACTACAATTGAACTTTTTCAACAAGTACCTTCTAAATTAGTAGGGGGAAATTATGTACCTGATTTTGATTATGCTCTAACTATAGGAGAAAATACTACTATTGCCTCATCGACCAATTCAAAACTAAATTTTTTAATTCAAGATAAATGTGATTTTTCAGTATCAAGTTCTTTAGATCCTACAGAAATTTCTATTTATTCTATTGCTGGAACAGAACCTCAATTTTATTTACTTAAAAAATCAAGAAAAGCAATTTCGGCAACAGTATCTTCTCAAACTTTTTCTTTTGGAACTCCCGAACAGTTTCCAACAATTGATATTTCCGGGGATAATATAATAAAAATATTAGATATTACAGATCCAAATGGAAATACTTATTCAGAAGTAGATTATTTAGGTCAAGAAATGGTATTTGATAGTATAAAAAATACTAATACAAATGATCCCAATAATGTAGCAGATATGGGTGAAGTTCCTTATTTATTACAATTAAAAAAAGTTCAAAGACGTTTTGCTACAAGGTTTACTTCGGAAAACAATTTACAAATTCAATTTGGAGCAGGTAATCCAAATGATACAGATGAATTAATAACACCTAACCCAAATAATGTAGGCATAGGTTTACCATTTGAACAAGATAAACTTACAACAGCTTTTTCTCCAACAAATTTTTTATTTACAAACACTTATGGTACGGCTCCCTCAAATACTACCTTAACTGTAAGATATTTAACTGGAGGAGGAGTTGAAGCTAATACACCTAGTGGAGATTTAACTTCATTAAATACAACTAATACTACATTTAATAATAATAATCTTGATGCATCTATAGCTAATACTATATTTGGATCTATAGCGGCAACAAATCCTTTAGCAGCAGATGGAGGAGCTGCAGGAGATACAGATGAACAAATTAGACAAAACACATTAATGCAAATAGCTGCCCAACAAAGAACAGTTACATTAGATGATTACATGGTTAGAGCATTAAGTATGCCGTCGGATTTTGGAACAGTATCTAAAATATACATAGAAAAACCTACAATATATAACCAAACATCTACTGTTGAAACTTTATGTATGTATGTTTTATCTCAAAATTCTAATAATCAATTTACTACTCCTTCAGAAGCATTGAAGAAAAATTTAAGAACATATCTATCACAATATAAAATGATAGGTGATAGTA